CTCGTCGAGGATAGACTAGTTATTAGGTTCCTGAAGGATATTGGTGTCAATACGAAAAGGGATCTAGGTAAAGTTCCCCGAAGATTACTCTTCAAGGAATTTCACATGTCTTCTAAGTCTGGTCCTAATGGCCATGCCATTTGGACTAGTTTTAGAGACGCTGTGTCTTTATCCCAAATGCAGATAGAAGCAATTCGATCTGTTTCTGGTGATAAGTTACCCGATCTTATCTCGCGTTTTATTTCCCTTTATAGGAAGATCCCTAGGTTCTTCGAGGGACTGAGTACCCGCAAGGGTAGCTTAGTTACCAGGAAGCTTATGGCTCTCTCTGATAAGGAAGGTAAAACTCGGGAGGTCGCCGTCTTTGATTATTATTCACAAGCAGCTTTGCTGCCTTTGCATAATTTTCTTATGCGGCGATTATCCTTAATTGACCAGGATTGCACTCTCAATCAAACTAAACACTTTAGGACCATAGTTCCTGATATAGGTAGTTCCTATCATAGTATAGACCTTACGGCCTTTACAGATAGGTTCCCTATATCAGTGAATTATAAGATCTTAAGTATTTGGTTTGGAGAATCATTTGCGAAAGGGTGGATGCAGTTAATGGTATACACACCTTTCCGCTATGCGGGAAGGGATATATACTATATGACTGGAAACCCAATGGGAGGTTACTCCTCTTGGGCATCTACCTCTTTAGCTCATCACTTTCTTGTATTTCTAGCCTGCCATAGGGCAGGAAGGAAATGGAAGAAGTGTCCTTATATGCTTCTCGGTGATGACCTAGTTATAGGTAATGACCGAGTTGCAAAAGCATATTTGGAGATTCTTGACGAGTGGGGGATAGATTTCTCACCTTCTAAGACTCACGTCTCAGAATATGGTTTTGAATTTGCGAAGCAAATTCGTCTCCATGGAGAAAACGTTTCCCCTTTCCCTCTTTCAGCCCTTTACGAAAGACAGACCGAAGGAATTACTTCCTTGGGTATTATCTTAAGTGAAGTGGTCAGTAAAGATTGGAAATCTAATATTCTTGACGTCGTTGAGGAGTATTATTGCACTGTTTTAAAGTGGTCTAGACCTAGGTTTAGAAACTTTAAACCACGTGCAGGTTTAATGGTCTCCTTTGTGCTCTTCTTACAAGGCGTGTCGGATCTAGGTACCGCACTAGTGCAGTACGTAGCCGATTCTCGCCGGTTATCGCTTAATCTTCCATCGCC